TCTATACTATACTTATTTTCTGCATACTTATATAATTGGTAATTAGATAAAGGCCATTCATCTCTTACATTAATAATACCGGCAGTCATTAAGACTACCCAATCTAAATCTGCCTTACCATAAAACTCTTCGGCAACTGTATCAGGTCTGGCACCTTCTACGATTTCATACTTATTGAAGAGTGTAAAAACATTTTGTAAGTCATCACGTACCTTATTTCTTCTGAATAAGTTTTTAACTTTTAAGTAATCTTGTGATGAAATTGCATCAGACAAAAATGACTGATATTCTACATTTGGTAGTTCTCTGAAATAACCCATTTTAGTATCCTACTCCTGTTTTACCACTTTCTGTATCATAATCTTCTGCATAAACTGGATTTAGTTCTTGGAATGATAATTGCATCACCATATGAACCGGTGTTTTAGATCCGTCATCATATGTCATATAAGTTCCCGAACCTGTATAATTGACCTGAACATTTGTAAGTGCCGCAACAATAAAACTATTTAAGAATTGGTGATTATTGCTTCCGGTTTTGTACTTTAATCGAAATACATTTGGAGACTGGAGAAATATACCAGTTGCACTTCCTTTTTCAATTGTTGTGGACGGTGACATATTTATTTTTAAAGCTCTAATAATATTTTTTACCATTTCTGCTTCATCACCATTTCTTGGAGCAAGATTAAAGGAAAAGTTAAAACTTCTTAACTTTACACCATTAAATAAAAGTTCTGTATTTGGATTTAAAATTTGTCCGGTCGATCTTGCTAAAACCCCTTGAAAACTAGTATTTCCTCCCAATGCATTTACTACCTTCGAAGCAAAAAATGCATTAGCCATTCCTTGTGCTTCACCACTTTGTGCTATTGTTTTTATTCCTTCTGCTCCTCCCTTAACTGCTCCGAGTAGTCCTCCCATAAAACTATCAGCAGTCATCGCACCAGCCGCAAGTCCAAGACCCATGGCCTCAAATGAATTTATACTATCTTCACCCCAACCCGTAGAATTTGTTGATGAAATATTTTGTGGTATTGGTAAAAATATTGTTCCTAATATATCTTCTTTTTTATTATAATTTTCTTTAGATGTTTTTAATGATCTGAGAGTATTATTTTCTTTTTTTGTAAGGTCAAGACCTAATGGTTTATACTGTAAAACATCTATTTGCAAATAATCTGTGTCTCCATATATTTCTTTATTTGGATATCTAAGTGGACCAAATTTGGATGATGGTCTTACTTTTTGTTTTTTGACTGTAGGTGCAGTAGGTTTGGGAGTAGGTTTTGATCCCCCTTGGTCTGCTGTTGTTGTAGTTCTTGCTGCTGGTAAAGCATTTCCAGGAACATCTTTTAGTCCAACAGATTTAACGTTATTTGAGACTACTTCTTTAAAAGCATTATTAACTTTCTTTGCTGGCAATCCCCCTAAGTTTTGTAATAAATCTGCCATCTATCTTTCTTTTTACAACTATTTAGAACGAACTTTAGCAAAACCGAGTTCTATCACATCAGACATCTCTTCTGGATAGATTTCGTATAGTCCACCAATGATTTGATTGTAATCATATTGCCTTCTACTATTCTGTGTATTCCAATGGAAATTAATTCCACGAAACCCCCAAGAGAATACTTCTGTAACACCTACAAGAGGGTGTTGGTCATACTGCATTCCTGGTGTCTTGGCATTATAGAAGAAGGTATAATATTTTCCACTAGAAGGAACTTTACCACCTTCGGATAAAACACTGATTAATTCAGTCATAATATCATCAGCAGTTTCGATACCAATTAAATTATCAACAACACCACGCACACGATTATCATTATCTTCTGTTGGATTTCTTCTTTGTTGGAGTGTCTTTCTTGGCATTACTTAATACCGAGTTCGTTTTCTGTAAGGACCTTAAACTCATAACCATGATCTAAACACCATTCTTTGGCGGCATTCCACTTTGCCTGATTTTTAGCATACTCAACGACTTCATAGATATAACCTTTCGTTTTTCTTTGTTTGACTTTAGGTTCGATACACTGCTTAAATGGTTTGATTTCAATAATCATTTTTTTGATCATACCATTTGATTCTTTGACCTTAATATAAAAGTCAGGAAAGTATCTGTGATATCTGTTGTCAATGGGTGAACGATAGGGAACAATAACTTCTTCACTTCCCCATTCTAAAATATTCTGGTTATTGTCACAATAAACCATAAATTTGCGTTCCCATAATGAACGATAAACGATGTTATTGGGATCACCCTTATACTTTTTAGGATAAGATGGTTTGTATTTTCCCTTATATGACATCTAAATAACTAATAATAAAGTAGTCGTATAGGTATTTAGAGTGCCGAGAATTAAAAAAATATCAGAATTTAAACCCTTAATTACTAATCTTGCACAGACATCTCATTATCAAGTCATGTTTGGTGGGTTGAATGGTCAACTGAGTACACATTTAAATTCGAGAGGAGTAGATACAAGATTTATCACAGAAAGTTCTGGTTTATTATGTTCTTCTGCTTCCATTCCCGGCAGTTCATTAGCAACTGCGGATATCAATGGAAACTTTATGGGATTGCAAGAGAAGATGGCACATACCCGAATTTTTACTGAAATGCAATTGGAATTTTATGTTGATTCTGATTATAGAATGATTAAGTTTCTAGAGCACTGGATGGAATTTATTACAGATGGTTCGGAAGTTAACCAAACTGAAAAAACATATTATTATAGAATGAGATTTCCGGATGAATATAAATGCGATAAAACAAAAATTACAAAATTTGATAGAAATGGTGCTAAAGAATTAGAATATACATTTATAGGATTATTTCCAAAAAATTTAACATCTATTCCAGTTTCTTATGGAACTGCTGATATATTAAAAGTCAGTGCTTCATTCGAATATGAGCGTTATATTGCTGGTAAGACAACATCGAAGAGTGTAAAAGATGGAACTAGTAATAATAAAGGTTTCGAAAAAAACGCACAAGCATTTGCTGATGATACTGGAAGAAGTATAGAAGACTCAAGAATTCTTGCTAATGGAGGAACTATTGAAACACTTATAGGATAGCGTTCTAAATAATTACAACTGATATTATAATGGGTTGTTATGCCTTTACCTAAAATTAATACTCCAATTTATGAGTTGGAATTGCCTTCGACTAAAAAGAAAATTAGATATAGACCATTTTTAGTTAAGGAAGAAAAGATTCTAATTATTGCGATGGAATCTGAAGATCAAAAACAAATTACGACTGCCATCAAAACTGTAATCGGTAACTGCATTCTTTCTAGAGGTATTAAAGTAGAACAATTATCTACTTTTGATATTGAATTTCTTTTCTTAAATATCAGAGGCAAATCTGTTGGAGAAGATGTTGAAGTATTGCTGACTTGTCCTGATGATGAAGAGACGCAAGTTTCTGTAGTTATCAATCTCGATGATATTAAAGTTCAATCTGATAAAAATCATTCGAGAGATATTGTATTAGATGAAAATCTAACTATGAGAATGAAGTATCCTTCTCTAGATGAGTTTATTAAATCTAATTTTAGTTTTGATGGTAAGTTTGGTGTGGATGAATCATTCCAACTAATTGCTTCTTCGGTGGAGCAAATTTATAATGAAGAAGAGTCATGGAATTCTTCTGATTGTAGTAAGAAAGAAATGCTTGATTTTATTGAGCAATTGAGTTCCAAACAATTTAAAGAAGTTGAGAATTTCTTTGAGACAATGCCAAAACTTTCACATACTGTAAAATTAAAAAATCCAAACACTGGGGTCGAAAGTGATGTTGTATTGGAAGGTCTTTCCAGTTTTTTCGCGTAGGTATGGCGCACACTGATCTTGCGTCATACTACCAAATAACATTTGCCCTGATGCAGCATCATAAATATAGCTTAACAGAGTTAGAAAATATGATACCCTGGGAGAAGGACATCTACCTCACTTTATTAGAGCAATATATTGAAGAAGAAAAATTAAAACAGCAGCAAAACAGTGGCAACTAATAAAACACCACAATTAAATATGAGGAGAAGTAATATTTCTCCCAATAAGATTGCTAATAGTGGAGTAAATCCTTATACGGGAGAGTACTTATCTGCTGGAGAGAGAAAATTATTATTTAAAAGAAATGTAAGTTCTGCAAATGTTTTTAAAAAATCAGGAGCACTTGTAAAAACACCTATTGATACATTAAGTTTATCTAAA